CAAGATATTCAAGTTCAGTTGGAACGCCCGTGTTGGGTAGTGGTTGTCCGAAATTTGATACCGCTTGTCCTACCCGTGTGCGTGAACCATATCTAGACATTGCTAAACCTTACGCCGTGATTCGGTTTACATAACCTGCGATGTTTACAACATTCGCTGACGCACAGAACGCTCGCACGACTAATGGTGTTGCGTTACCTTTGATAACAAGACCAGGCGTTATCAGATACAAACCTGATTCTGCAGGAACAGTAAACTCAATTAAATCATCAGGCGATGATGTGCCACCCCACTCAATAGTCAATTTACGGGCAGTCGTATCCGAGTTCACCGCATACAACCAAATCTCATCAAAAGTTGTAGCAGTAGCCGAACCAGTATGAATCGTTGTGCCAGCCGTAGCAGTAGCAGCCACCTTAATCATCTTGCCATCTGTTGAACCGCTTAACGCTATTTTGCTGAATGTTGCCATTGTTGTCCTTTAACTAAAAATCTGTGAACCTAAAACTAACTGATCGGAGTCGCCTGCGACACCACCCGAAACTTCTGCCCACACACTACCGTCATAGAAATATAGCGTGTCATCTGCTTCAACATAAGCGAACTGCCCTTCAGCCAAAAGTTTCTCGCCCGTGCCACCAAAGCCAGCATCACGAGTAACAGTTGTTGCAAACACGGGGATTCCTGTGCCTGCGCTGATATTCATATTCGCAGCGGTCAAAACCTCTGCTGCTGCGAACAACGGAACTTTGATCTGAGTGTTTGCCATAGTCGCCTAGTGTAACCTACGCCAATGCGTTCGTGCTGTCTAGCACACCAAAAATTGCGTCATCAAGAATCAACTGGTACAAGACTTCAGTATCAAACAAGCCGACAGTGACCCGATGCTCACCAGCCGTAATCAAATGCGTGAGCCGTTCTACCGCATACAACTTTGTTACTGAAAGAGGCGAACCAGTTGTGTAGGTTCGGGTAACAGAAACAACATCTTGAAGTTCCAAAGCGTTAATAGCGTTACGGTTCGGGGCTGTCATAGCCGAAACGACTAGCCCTAGATCGTCAAATCTGTATTGTGGGTTGGCGTATAAAGCGACTAGATAGTTTGCCAAAGTCAAAGCCTCGCTATCAGAACTCAACAGCAAATCAGGCAGCGAATAGGTCGTGATGCCGAACTCTGTTTGTGAAGCAGCATCGTTAGCGATCTGAACTGTGCCACCTTGAATCGTTGCTTGAATACGGTTATAGAGGAACTCTTGCCCGTAAATAACCTCAAGCGCATTATATGGAATGTTTGTGCCATCGTCAGAGAACTCGGCTGCGATAGTCGCAAACGAAGCATCAAGACGATCAGTAAAAGTCAGATCACCGTTCGCAGCAATAAAGCAAGCACCCTGCTCGCTCGTAGCGATCTGCTGTAGATAAGTTAAAGCGTTCGTGTTTGCATCAATCTGATATGCACCTAATGTTGCTAAGCCAGCAGAAATATCCCGTGTCGCCAACGGGTAATCAATCTCAGGCAAGTCCAAAAGATAATTAACTCGTGCGCCAGACAACTCAACCGAAGGCGTAATGTCAGCATCAACAACCGTGTTCGCCAATAGCACGAAATCGTCTGCTGCCGTAATCGTAACCGTGCTTAAGTTGTAGTCATAAACAACATCAATATCGGTAATACGCCCTGTGAACAGATAGTTTGCGCCCGAAGTGATCGTTACTTTTCGGCGTGGCACAACACCAGAACGCCCAGCAGCCGTATCCCAATAAGGTGAATCCTCGTTGATCGGGTCAAAGCGTCTGTCGTTATTTAGTAACTTCAATGAACATTGCCCTGCGTTGAACTGTGCGAACTGGTCTTGTCTGCCACGAGTAATAGAAACCTCTTGACAGTATTCGGTGATGTCCACGCCTTCAAGGTTTCCGTCAAGCACAAACTCGGTATTGTTCAACACGCCTGCTTCGGCATCGTCAAGCACAAAGAAGTTCGTAATGAAACCTACTTCAGCAAGAACTGTGATCTGCTCGCCTGAAGCGAGAGTGGTAGCCATTTATGCCACCGTCAAAGGCAAAGCACCGTTCGTTCGCTCATAACGCTTCAAAGCATTAACGATCTGTGTGCCAATATCTTTACCGTCAGCACCCATACCAGCCGTGACCTGAATGTTGTAAGTGCTACCCATAGAACCCATACGGTCAAGAGGAATGATTGCTTCTGCGCCTGCTTCACCGACAAGACCCAACATCGCTTTCGTCACTATGCCACCGTTAGCGAACACACCGATACCGCCACCTAATAATTCCTCAAGTGTAGGAACACGAATGTTCTTGAGATCGTCAAAAGTTATTTCACCAAAACCGAAATCAACACCTGTGCCACCACCGCCACCGCCAGCGCCATCTCCTGTAGCAAAATCAGGAATGACAACACCTTTACCAGCAGCAGCGTCAGCCTCCGCTTTCGCTTTCTTAGAAATCTTTAAGCCAGCCTCATAACGATCTTTTTCAGCCTCAGTTAATTTCTCTACAGCATCAGCCTGACGCTCATATGCTTCCGTTCGTGCATTAATAGCGTCACTTTGCGCTTTCTCGGCATCAAGCAACTCTTTTAACGCATCTTTGTAGGCATCACTGCCTTCTTTCGCACCATTAACAACCTCATCAAGTTTCTCTTGGGCAGCAGTCAAAGCCTCAACAGAATCACGCTGAGAATCGGTAGCGTCAGCAACAGATAGTTTCGCTTCAGCCAATCTGATCTCGGCTTCCCGAATCATCTGTGGCGTTGATTGAGGGTCTTTACGAACATCAACTAAATCTTCTTCTGCTTTTTTAACAGCAAAAATTGCTTGTTCTAAACCGTATTTTGCTCGTTCAGCAGAACGCTCAGCCTTTGATCTTTCTTTCTCGGCATCTTTCGCTTCTTTAGATTCTCTGCCATAACCCTTAGTGATTAGATTGAAACGCTTTTGTGCTTCTGTTAAGGCTTTTGTTTTCTCTAACAGGCTCTTGTTTGATTCATCTACGCTCTTGTTTGCGTCACGCAACGAACGCTGAGCCTGCGTCACACCTTTGATTGCGTCAGTGTATTTCTCTAACGCTTTCTTGGCTTTCTCAATAGCCGATTCACCACCACCACCACCGCCACCAGAAGGAGGGGTGAATGTGGGTGGTGTGAATACTGGTGCAGTGCCTTGACGCTCAGCATTTTTTACGGCTTGAATCTGACCTAACAATTTAGATACTTCTTTGCCTGTTTTATTTGCTGATGTGCTTATACGCCCAAACTCAACTTCACTTGTGTAAGAAAGTTCAGTTAATCCAGCACCAAATAAGTTTGCTGCTTTAATCATTATGTTGATAGCAGTAACAAATTTATTTCGGACATCTATAAAATAATTAACAAACTCCTCAACTATTGAAATAGCAAAATTGATTACAGAGTGAACAACTTTGCGGAAGCCTTCAAACTTAAGGTATGCGGCAACAACAGCGACACCTAAAGCAATAATGCCAGCAACAACAATGCCTATTGGGTTGGCAAACAAAGCAGTATTGAAAAGAGTTTGCGAGATCGTGGCAGCGATAGCGATAAGACGCAAAGCAGTAAACGCTGCAACTAGACCAAGAATAATGTTTGTGAACTTGCCACCATTCTCAATAACATCTAAGAACTTGCCACCAAGAAACTTCAAACCAGCACCTACACCTCGTTCACCGACAATCTCGGCGAACTCTGTCATCACAGGCATAATTGAGTTCTGAACTACACCCAACAAAGTTTTATAAACAGGAATCAACGCCGTGCCGAGCGTGGCTTTTAGATCATCAAATTGTGCCTTTAAAGTTTTTTGTGTATTCGCTACACCATCAGCAGTTCTCGCATAGTCACCTTGAGCCAAACTTGTATCTTTAAGAATGAGCGCATAGGCAGCCTGTGTTTTAGCGTTAATGTCTAGATTGCCTTTGCCGTTGTATAAACCTAGATTCATCGCTTCTTGCTTTAAGCGAACATCATTAATCGCTACACCAAACCGTTTCAATGGTTCTGTTTCACCCGACAAACCTGATCGCAACGCTTGGATTGCATCTTCAACGCTCGTGTTATTGAATGAAGCGAGATCTCCAGCCAACTGCACAAGAGTCGTGGACATTTCAACTGCTTGTGGTTGAGCAACACCGAACGCTTGCAACAAGTTTCCGTATGTTCCTGTTGCCTCTAATGCAGCCCGTTTAGAGATACCCATTGAAGTAGCAGCAGTTGAAGCAAAATCGGTTACTGCTTTTGATGACTGACCGAAAACAACATTGACTTTTGATTGTGATTCTTCAAGATCGGAAGCAGCGTCAATTAGTTGTTTACCTACAACACCAGCGACAACTCCAGCGACAGCACCGAACTTCGCTAGATTTTTTACGCCGTTAGTTACAGCCTTGTCAAAAGTGCGTAAGCCGAAAGTTGCTTTGTTGCCTGCACCTTCAAGTTTTTTGAAGTCGCTGATTGCTTTTTTTATGCCTTTAGAATCAAAATCAGAGACTATATTTACGCCAACTGCCATAGTGATACCTTACTTTTGGTTGCTCATAATTGCTTTAGTTGTATAAGCATCAACCTGTTTAATAACTTCTAAAACATCTTCTTCAATCATTTTTTCGTTTGCTTTGATTGCGCCATACAAGATACGAGAACGACCACCATCACCTGTTGATTGGATTCGTTTATGTTTGTCAAGATTTGCAATAAACTTTTGACCTGCTGTAGCACTCGCACCTCTAGCACCAGCAGTTACCGAACCAGCAATGTCATATACCGAACCACCAGCGTCATCTTGTTGAATACGCAAAATCACGCTCGCTCTAGTGCCACCCCGAATAGAACCTGAACCTGCTTTCGGTTTGACATTTGCTTTCGCTTTAGACCCTAAATATGGCGGTAGGCGTGATTTTGTTGAAAGCCTCGCACCTGAAGTATGCCAATTTAGTAAAGGTTCATCAGGGAACTTACTGCCAACAAGTTGCGCTAATGGCTGCGCCTTCATCACCAAGTCTCTACGCAGAGATTTATACAACTCTGCCTCATAGTTTTTTAAGTAGTACAGCGTTTCACTTATACCATAAAACTTTGCTTGTAATGCCATAGGCGCACATCATACAACTATCTGCGCTTACGATTCGCCTGTTTAACAACCCACCGATGATACGCCAACATTGTGTCAAGCATCTCCTCGCTCTCAGCAAGCAACAAAGATGGCGCAATATGATACTCGTGTGCTAGGTGAGCGATCAGCCAATGCGCTGAATCGTCACCAAACTTTATTCTTTTGGGGAATCACCTTCATCTGCTGGTGTAACTTGAGCGACTGTAGCAATCCAGTCAGGGTCAAACTTTAGTTTCGTTTTACCTCTATGTGAGAGAGCAGACCAAGCAAGCCAAGCGAGATCGGTAAGGCGCATCTCTGTTTCAAGACGCACAACGCTTCGTTGCCAAGTTCTTTCAAAGCCTACGAAGTCAGCGAACACTGCTTCTACAGGTTCAACTGTGCCGTCTAGGTATTCAACTTTTAACGCAATTTTCATTGTGATCTCCTTCTAATTGTTGTTTATTAGGCTACGGCTTTTGTTAAAACTCCACCAGTAAATGACAATGAAGTCATTGCCAACTCACCAACGGCTGCTGCCACAGGTGTATGTGCTGCAAGATATGTATCAGTCAAAGTGTATGAAGGGTTCGTGGCACTTACAGCACCCGAAGTTGGTTTGATGACAACGGTTGTTTGTGTGCCAACCAACGGGAAGATTGTTGCTTCAACATTTGCTGCTGCGAAATCTTGCATAAGTTCAATGTCAAGCGAGTTGTTTTGCAGACCGCCAGTGAACTTGTGTCCTGTCATTCCGAATGCCGTTACTTCAACGCTGTCTTTTTCGTAATTGAGGGTAACTGTGTTGGAATGATCGCCGAGCGCAACGCTGTTGATCGTGATTGAAGCATCTGTCAAAACTAAAACTGCCATAACTATTTGTCGCTTTCTTTTGGTTCTTGTTTGGAAACTTTAACATTAACTTCAGCCAAATGTCCACCGTCAATAAGTGCATCAACATTCAAACCTGCAAGGTCATCGCTTGAAATGTTTGAGCCTTGTGCGCCGAGTGTGCAATTCTCGCTGATGATTTTATAGTTTGCCATCGTTTGTCCTATCCGTGAACTGTTACTTGGAACTGTATCTGTAAAAACTCTGCGTCAGCAGAACTTAAACTTGTAATGTTCGCACCCGATGGTAGCACCAAAGTTTGACACACGCCACCAAGCGTCTTGTCGCCTTCAATCGCAGCACGAACACTTTTCGCACCCGAATAAGAAAGGTAATCATCAAGGGTTGCGAAAGCGTTGCGATCAACATATCTGCCGACAATCACATTGACAGTCCAATCCATAACCACATCGCCACCAGAAAACGCCCTGTGATATTCAATACGATTCAATGTCGGGAACGCAAAAGGTGGATTCAGTTGCTCAGGCTGATACGCCGAAGTGCGAAGCCCAGAGATCGTGGCGAGGCGTGTAGCAAGCCCTGTAGCGACCTGAGAGACTGTTGCAGCCATTAAGCGATACCGAAACGGCGATACTGCGAAAGAAGGTCACGAACATCAGGATCAACAGCCCGCACCGTGATAGCCATATCTGCGAAACCGACAACACCGAGCGCAGCATTGAGCCGTGCGAACTGTCGCATAGAAAGCAAGATGCAGGCTTGATTTACATCGTCAGGGATATTCTCCCAACCCCATTGTGCGGTGACTTGTACAGTTTCAAAAGATGGTGTCGTGTATAGAGGGAATGTTGCGCCACCAACCATACGAGCGGATTCATATGGGCGTGTGTAGATCGGCACATTTCTTGGTTGCAAAACATAGTCCACGCCTTGCGTCAAAGTCGTAGCATAAGTGCCGTCACCGTTCGTATCAATCTTGATTGTGACGCTCGTGTTTGCTACATCTCTGCCGAAGTCTAAAAGATATTCGTTGTATGGATACATCGGCACAGCAGTTTGTGAAGTCTTGTAAAAGAATCTGCCACAGTAACCGTCAATGCGCCGAGAAGCAGACTCAATAGCGTTTTCAAGCAGCGTGTCATCGGTGCTGTCAGTAATTCTGAGAGCCGATTTCAATTCTGCCAAAGTGCAGTAACCGTTCGTGACAGCCATTAGTTAGACTTTCTTTTTCTTGCCACGCTTTGACACAGCCTTTTCAACCTCAGGCTCAACCGAAGCAACCTCAACTTCAGGCATATATTTGTTGTCAAAACCTAGTTCACGCAACGCAGCATCAACCGCTTTAACACGATCTTTCAAACCTCTGCGTTCGTAGCCTGCTCGCTCTGCGAGAAGTGCGTCAATCATTTTGCTCATAAATACCCCATAAATAGTTGAAGGTTGCTGATACCCCGAAGGATACCAGCAACCTTACAACAATTCAGTTTCAACAACCTTAGAAGGTTGGTGTTACCAATCCAGTTCCACCCACAAGAGCGAAAGCATTTGGGTAACGATTTGCGGTGAACGCACTGTAACCGTAAACGATCATTGTGAGATCAAGTTCGGCTGCTTTTGGTTGCTCAAAGCGAAGCATCATCGGCTCGCCTGCACCCTGTTCCCACAAGTGGGCTTCTTGAGTGTTGCCGAGAATGATGACATCTTCGTTGCTACCTGCACCGTTTGTTGTGATGACATTCGCATCTGTGATGACAGGCAAACCAAGAATGGTGTAACCCGAATTGCCATACACAGGTGCGCCGTTACCCGAAGCAAATGCTGGCTGACCGTTGAAGTTCGGTACAGGTACAGCAAGTGGTCGGTTCTGCAAGTCCACAGCAGCCAAGATGAAAGCAAGACGGCGTGGGTGCATCAGAATAAAGTTCGGACCAGCAAAGAAGTTGGTCTGAATACGCTGAACACAGTCAGCCAATTTCGGATACAACTCTGCAACCGATGGCGAACCGTCAGTGTAAGTAACAACTTGCGTGATCGTGTTTGTGAGCGATGTTGCTGATGTTGTTACGAACAACGAATCAAGGTTTGTGTGGTATGCCGAAACAAGGTCAGCCATTACAAGGCTGTCAATGTTTGTGCCACGCTCAATCGCTTGACGGCTAACATTCTGCTGACCAGCAACAGTAACAACCGAAACATCAAGTTTCGTGTCGTCCATATTGGTCTCTTGAACGGCTGCGCCTTCAGTTTGAACTGCTGTTGCTGAACCAGTTGTTACCTTTGAGATTGAGATTGTCAATCCTGATTCTGGCAACTGATGCTTACGAGCAACATCAAGGAACGGGCGACCTGCACGGGCGAATGGTGCTGCGAGTTCAGTCAAGAACTGTGGCACGATCAAGCCTGCGAAGGCTGCGCTTGTTACATCACGGCGTTCAATCTTTTCCTCGTTCATATGACGAGCAAGACGCTGTTGTGCTGAGTAGTCGTTGTTGAATTGTGCTGCGTAAGCATCACGAATAAACGATGTCTCTGCTTGTGGCGAGTAGGTGCGAGCCTCAGACTTTACGACTGAGCCACCAACTGCAACATCAAACTTCTTTTCTTTGCGAAGTTCTGCTGCTTCTGCTGAACGCTTTTCAAGTTCAGAGTGCTTTTCAATTTGTTCATCAAGTGAACGAACATCGGCGAGTGCTGAAGTGATCTCAACATCTTCCTCTGCTGTAAGTTCTCGTGCGTCTGCTTGTGCTGCCGAAACGATTGCTTCAGCCTTTGCAAGTGCAGCGTCACGCTTTTCAATAAGTGTTGCGCTAAATGACATTGTGACCTCCAATGGTCAATCGGTTTATGTTTGTCCGAGTGATAAAACCAGTGACCGAATTGGTCGGCTGTTTAACGGCTTCGCAACTTCTCAACTGCGATCTGCGATTTACGCAAAAGCAACTTTGAAGTCGGTGCGATAGTAACAGGCGCTTTAGCGTTCCGCAACTCGGCAACCGTTTCCTCATACGCAGGGAAGGTAACAACGCTCACATCAAACAACTGAACCTCACGAAGTTCACGAACCGAACGATCATCTGACCAGTTATCTTTAATGGTTCTGAAAGCAAAACTCATCTGATTCAAGTCGCCTCGCTTCATCGCTGAGATAATTCGTGCAGCGTCAGGGTTTGTTGGGTCAAGTTCTGCCTCTACACGCAAGCCACGATCATCTTCTTCAAGAGCGAGTGTGCCTGACTTTGAGCGAGCCAGTGGCACTCCTTCGTGATCAATCAGTAAGCGAACATCTGCACCATCGTTCAAAGTTTTTGAGAACGCACCACGCTTCACATATTCTGTGAACGGCATCGGCTCTGATGGTGAATCAAAGATTGCTGCATAACCTATAAGCGTGTTGCCATCACCTTCGGCACGAACTTCAAGATTGCTGTAAGCAATAGTTCGTTTCTCGTCAATCGGTTTCGCAACCCAATTAAATGTTTCACTCATAGTTGCCTCACTTTACTTTGTTTCATCTAACTTTGCCACAACACGCTCGGCGTATGCTTGCGCCCGTCTTGCGCTCGCCTTACTTGAACCGCCACCCCACAACAACATAGCGACAAGACCAGCAGTTATTTCATCGCCTTGAACTGCGTCAAGATCAACAATATGCCGTGCTATCCACGGGGATATCTTGCGCCACTTGTTCTCGCTCAACGCTTCATTGTTTGCCATACGGCGAGCATCAGCGACAGTTGCAGGCACAAGCCCGTCACCTGAAAAGCCTTGCTCGTGTAACGCCAAACCACGCTTTGCTGACGCTCGCATAAAAGCAGGCACAGACAAATCAACCGCCCTATATTCGTCAGTTTCCATTTCGCCTTCGTCATCTGGCTCATCTTCTTCTTCATATTCTTCTTCGGTTTCTTCAGCCTGATAATACGCTTTGCCTTGATTAAGAATAGAGATCGCTGCGTCAATAAACGCAACAAGTTCTTCATTTCGTTTATTCATTTTTCTTTCATCTGCTGTAGCGATATTGAGCGCAGTCATCTGATCTACTGCTTCTTGGTGTGTTGAGTGACAACCACCATCAACCGCTTCGGTTGTGCCGACTTTTACTACAGCGTGACCTTCACAATTTGTTGCGTTCATAATTACTTCGTAAGGCATAATCAGTCCAAGTTTGGTGTCAAAACAATTGTGTCGGCTGTGCTTGAAGCAACAATGCCGAAAAGTGTTTCACCTAGCGGTACAAGTATCTCTTGTGTCGTACCGTTTTCAATATGCAAACCAGTTGTTGTAGTAACACTTGCATCGCCAACATAGATTTTCGTTCCGCTTGGATTGTGAATATAGGTTGTGCGGTTTTTATTATCGGCAGCGATAAGCAAAGTTGGCGAAGTTGTGACAGTTACTTTTATTGATTGCATGGTTTCTACTTTTCTGGTGGCATAGCGTCTGTGCCAACAACAGGTGTCGTTGAAGGCGCAACGAACTGATCGCCACCCTCGTATGGTTCACGGTTTTCTATTTCTCGTGCTTCGTTTGGTGTCAATGTGCCAGACAAGATTTGAGTTTGCTGTGCTTTAACACGGGTCATCAGATCGGCTCGCAAGAACTCCGAAGCATTAAAACGAACTTGCTGTGTTAATGGCAGCATCTCGCTGAACGCTGTTTCTAACCTGCGAACCCAACCAAGAAGCGTGTACTGGTAGAACGCTGAGCCGACTGCTTCAAGGTTCTGATAGGTCTGGCTGTCGCCACCTGTGCCGATAATCAAGTGAAGCGGTATGCGATACACACGGGCGATATCTCGCACGATTGATTCTTTGTGTTCCAACATTTGCATATCGGCTGCGCTCGTTGTTATCGGTCGCCACTTCAAACCGCCTTGAAGCACAGCAGGCTTGCGATGCTTGTAGTGTGCTTCTTCCCACGAGTCACGAATCTGTCGTGCTTGATCTGGTGTTAGCGCACCATCTGTTTCTAAAACTGATGAGGGTGTTGCGCCTTCGCCGTAGAACTGTGCCAAGAATCTGTCCATTGCTAGACCCATTCCGATTGTGTTTCGCATTGTTTCAATCGGTGAAACGCCTCGCACTTGGTTAGGAAGTATCAGCCAGTGAATAGCACGAATGTCTTTGCTTGTGTATTGAACTTTGCCGAGATCGTAAATTGTGTCTGTGTCTGCGTAAACAATTTTTTTGATTGCGTGTGGGTGAATGTTTCGCATTTCTACAGGCAAACCGTTCGCACCTTTTGGCGCATAAATATATGCGTTGCCGTGCAAAGCAAGTGTCGCCATAGTTTGATGAACGAACTCAAACATATTCTGTCTATCGTTCGGGCGTTGCAACACCGAAGGCGTAGGCAGTTTTTCTATGCGACCTCCACGAGTGCGAGTTAATTCAAGAGGCATCGCAGCAATAGAGTCAGCAAGAATTGTTACAGCAGACAAAACCGCACTATGAGCGAACGCTGTTAGTTCAGTAACGATCTCGCCCGTGTAGTTCGGATAATAAGGGCGAGCAGTTATCTGATATGGGTCAATAGAAGTCGGCAAGGCTCGCTGTTCAGACCTGCGAAACAAACTCATACTGCTAGACCTCCAGCAACAATCAAAAGAACTCCAGCAACAATAACACTAATCGGCACACTAAACGCCGA